AATCGCGTCAGTGCCTGAAGCGCCAACAACACGGCCAGACACAGTCTTAAACAGTCCGTCAGGTAGACGTAACTTGAACGACCAGCCGCCACCCATTTCTGCAAATCTGCCATAGCGGTCGCGACGTTGCAGCTTAGCACGAAGACTTCTAGCAGCATCTGAGTTACCACCAAGACCGAGAACTGCAATGATAGGCGTCAACTGCAGGTCAGCGTCAATTCTAACGTCGCGTGGAATAGCGCCTACTGGAAGTACAGATATTCTTGTAAACGCATGACGGTGTTCGACAGAACCAGGGGTCTGCGAGTACGCTGCTGCAACAAGATTTCGTAAGCTATCGTCAATTCGTGGATCAGCAGCAAGCCATTGTGCACGAGCAATGCGCAGTGACGTTTCAGTCATCGCGTGTGCACGAGTAGAAAGCGGATGCGCAACTGGCAAAAGATCTGTGTTAGATAGACGCTCTACACCAGGCTTTCCAGTTCGTGAAAGGTTTATAAATGAATTTACAGCTCGTATAGCCGCGAAAACTCGTGCGGCAGGTTTAGTACGTGAAGACGACGCTTGAAGAGATCGTGAAGCTACTATTACAGCAGAGTATGGTGAAATTTGACGATGTGTCTGCAGCTCCGAGTTTACACTGACGACCATGTCCATGATCGCGCTTTTTAGCGCTTTTTGATATGTCAGTGGCAGGTCAGCAAACGCGTGACTATACTGATAGTTACGTTTGTGTTTTTTATTGTGCTTAGTCACGTTTACCTACTTTATCATTTCTTTGGCAATAGATCTGAGTCAATACTGCTGTAAAGATTAACAGCAAGATTTTTAGCTCGTATGTACGGGTTTTCGTCAGCGCGTACAGCGCGAAGCCACGCGGCGCGAAGTGATGGAATGATTTCGTAACCTTGACCAGAAAATTCAGCAAAAGCTAATATCGCATCTTCTGGCGTAGCATAATCTGCTTCATCTTTAATCTCGACGTCGAGAAATCCAGAAGACATAATTGATGCTTTAGTTCGCAATGATTTTGGGTGACCGCTTGGAAGAATATCATTGTCCTGCTTGTAGTTTGGATTAGCTGGTCGTCCAGATCTTAAAAGTCGAAGATACGCGTTTACACGAGCCATTGCCCATTGGTCACGAGTTTTCCCTGGCCGGTGCGAACTTGAAAATGCTCCAGCACCACGACGATAGACAGCCTTAAGCTGCGCCATAGTCGCTCTTCGACCATTTGGCGCTTTTTCATTGTGCTCTTTGACTTTGTTGCGTAGCGCCGCTTCTGTCTTAGCAGAGAACGTAATCTTTTTACCGCCTGCAGCCGAGCCTGGCTTGTTCTTTTTAGAACCGTAGATACGATCTTTCTTAGGAGCTCTGCGAGATTTTGCAAACTCAGCAGAAGTTGAGAGATTATTTGACATCGTTTACACCTCAGTAGTTGGCGTCGCTGCTGGTGTCGTTTCTGTAGGTTGTTCTGTCTCTGCTTGCGGTTCTGCTTGCGGTTCTGCTTGTGTCTCTGTCTGTGGAGTTCCTTGCAAGATCTGCTGAAGCTCAGACGGGACAGGCGCAACGCTCGTTGACTGCTGCGCGCTTCTTGCAGCGTCCATGACGTCAGGAGCGATTGCTGTTAGCACAGCTTGAGTAAGCTCAGGAGATATAACGCCCTTGTCGATAATCATACGAAGCGCTACTTCCTTAGCAGTTGGCGCGTCGGCCTCATTAAATCCATGAGCACGACGCCAAGTATCGTATGAAACTGCACCACGGTCAAATCCGCTGTCAGCGTCTGCAGCGCGGTCGTTACGAGTTGACACCTGCGATGGGTCGTACCACGCGACAATTCGTGCAACTTCTGTTGGGTCAAATCCATTAGCAATTAAATACGGGCGCAGATATACGACTGTCAGCGCGTCGGCGATGAGCAGCATCAATGGTTCAATGTGAGCTTTGTACAACGACTCATCGATTTGAAGTGCGTTGCTGTATTTTACGTTCGCCATGCCGGTAACAACATCTTTTGGAATGTCGATGCCTTGAAGAATCCGCTCGAGGACACGGTCAGCTCGCTGAGCAAGCGACGGGTCAAACGAACGCTCAAATTTGAACTGCTTGATCTTGTCGCCAAGCTCTGCTGGACCACGAATAATCAAAGGTACAACAGCGCTCGCTGAATCTTCGTCGCGGATCGGCGTAGTCATAGCGTCGATCAACGCGTCTTCAAATTCATCTTGCTGCTCTTCAGGCGTTGGCATTGACTCAAAATCTGAGCCCGTGTCGTAAGGATAGTCAGGGTCTGGATTAGCAGCGACGCTAAGTCCGTCTGGTAAATACAAAGCTCCTGCGTTTAATCGTGACCGCGCAGTTGCACGGAACGTGCGATTCAAAAGCATAAGCTCAGCGCACAGATCTAATAGTCCACGAAGTGACGAATCTGCTTCGTCGCTGTAGCGAGGATGCGCACGCCAGATGCGACCAACAAACGCACTTCCTGGTACTTTAATTCCACCTTTGCGTGTAGCGTCCTGACCGGACAACTCTCGTCGAGGCGAGATGACGTAGTTACCGCGTGTATCGAGCGACACTTCATCTACTGAGCGAATGTCCCATGACTCTGGAATGTTGTGACCAGGACGCGCTGGCATCTGCACAAGATAGCACTCGCCTGCAACACTAAGATTCAAAGCAGCGTCTCGAAGCATTCCGGCTTGACCGCCGTAGGCAGAGTCAAGACGAGCAAGTGCTCGTTCTGCTGCAGCTGCTAATGCAGGATCTACTTTTGTAGCTCCACGAACATTGACAGGTGTTTCTGCTGGGTTCTCAACGACTGCAGCGTGCAAACGAATTCGTGACACTACTGAACCAACTAAGTTGAACGCGTACTTAATTTCTCCGATCGCGTCGTAGTATTCCCATGCTTCAGACTGCCATTGGCTAGAACCGGCAGAGCGGCGCTGCCTAAACATCTCTGCTTCATTCTTGTTGTTTACACTTACCTGTGCAGCGGCAGCTGTAAGACCGCGTGGAGTATTGTAAGGAACTGAAGTAGCTTGTAAATAGCCAGGCGGCAAGATAAGCGAAGATGACAGTACCTGTGGATTAGTAGCGTTTGTGCGACGTGTTCGTGCTATTGATTGATTGCGCCTGAAGACGCCCATCAGTTTCTCCTCGTCATCAACGGAGCGTGTTCATGATCAAACACGCGCGGTTACTAGTCCTGTGATCGCAGACAACGCTAAAACACACGCTACTGCAAACACTATGTTAGGTATCATAATATACATAACTACAGCCAATGATGATGTCCAAACACTCGTGCACCAGTCACATGTAATCAGGTAGCCGATGCCGCCCTGTTCGGGTGGATACTTTTTCCAGAGTTTTGTTCGTGCACGGTCAAACACTACGTCGGTAGTAACAAGCCTAGTCAGGCGGTAGACGCCAAGAGCAAGCACTATGAAGTGAAACACTGAGATATCGGTCATTCAGTCGGGTCCTTACTCGAGTTTAACGTATTGTATGGATTCCAGCTTCGCAATCTGCTTCCGCAGCCGCAGTTATCGTCACGAACAAAGATAATCGTCTTACCCGTAGAGGTAGTTAGTGATGACTCAGTACGGGAACTTCCACTCCAGTTCAACTGTTCAATCGGCTCGGAAAAGACCGTCACGGGTCCTTTATGTGAGTCCGCCGCGATCAATATCCGGGAATCAGTAATCAGTACGCGAACAGCCTCTACTAATCTCGTCGGCGGTTGCGGCTGGCTGGTCCTCGTCGTCAACTGCTCAAGCGAGATGCCGTGATTCTGCGGAGCAACAAGAACTCGAGCCGGAAAGATGTCATGAAGAACTCTCATCTCGTTATTCTCCTATTTATCGCGCGATAGGTCACTTCTGCAGCCGCGGCGATCTCTCTAACCGTAACACCTCGCGAGTACAACGAGTTCACCAACAGCGTGAAATCCGCGTTCGCTCTTCCATAGGTGGAGGAGGTAGAAGAGGTAGATCTATATCTACTTGCTAATCGTGCTAAATCCTTGATATGACTTTTGTCAACTTCGGTAAGCCCTGGTGACCGTGACGGCATGACGTTTCGGCGCTTCGGTGTGTATCTTTCGTTCTTGGTGGGAGCGGCAGGAACAGAATGAAAGCTTGAGTTTTTCGCCGCGGGTATTGTTGAATCGGAAGAAGAAAGAGAAGAGACGGAGATCCAGGATCTTATTGTAGATCGAGAGCGGGGCGGCGCACAGGCCTGGCCGACAGATGACATCGACCAGCCGGCGGCGACGAGCTCGCGAACGCGGGCCTTTAACTCGTTACCCGACAATGCGGCGAGGAGGCGGTGCTCACTCTCGGGTAACTGCGCTCTCTCCATTGCACTATAGTATCATACTTCACTGTGTACATCACTTTCTTGTTTGACGAACACGACAATACCTGCGGCGGAAAAATCACGCTTTGCTCTGCCTGCGTGCCGAAGGCACGCCGCGTTTTCTGCTAGTGTCATTCGCCGCGGCGGACATCTTTGTACAAGGGGAAGTATAGTACGTTACCATAATTGCCTTGGACGAGAGAGAGGGGTATGGATAGAAAATGAAAAAGTGAAAAACGTCTCCAACTTTTTTTACAAAAATATTTTTTCTGTGAGAGAAAAGCGAAGCGCGCGAAGAAAAAAAGTTCACTAACTTTTATAATCCAAAGTTTGTATAATGCTTCCATGAAAAGAAGAGAAAAAATATTTAGCGTGATGAAAAAAGCGCGTGAGAAAAGCGTGAGTAAAAAACGCTTGCCTCCTCTCACTCGAGCAGAGATGAGTAAGTGGAGAGATCCATTTGGAAGAGCAGTGTCAATTGACGCGCGTGCAATTGCTCAGCAGAAAACAGAAACAGAAACAGAAAAACAAAAGCGCTTTGTTGTTGTTAGATATAGCGATGGAAAAGCTTGGACAGGTCCATGGACTAACAATGGAAAATTATTTTCATCAGTGGAACGTAAATGGTTTTACTTTAAAAGTGAAGCAGATGCAGAGCAGGCTGCAGCGCGAGAGAACTTCGACTACAGAGTCGATGTATTTGAAATGTAGCGCGCGTTTAGACGATGACGTTGATGAATGGCTCGTCAGCAAACAATGCGATGAGCATGTCCGCATCAACAGCGCCGGTTACCGCAAGGTTATTGGCTGCTTGATAAGCCTCTACCGCACGCTTCGTTGCGTCAGCATACCAGCCGTCTTTATCAGTTCCTGCTTCACGGAATCCGCATTCAAATAAGCGGCGCTGAAGATGGTGAACTGACAGCGACTTGCGTGTCGCTGGGTTTTTATAGATGCACATGTCAAGCCGCACGTCATCGCTGCCTGTACCGCTTGCAACAATTCCTACGCCAGACTTGACCGCACGCTTGCGCGGCGCAGGTGCAGGCGCAGGTGTTGGCTCAGGCTCAACAGCGACTGGTTGTTCTTCGACAACTGCCGCAACCTCTGCCACTGCTGGAGTTTCTTCAACGACTGGAGTTTCTTCGTTACTCATTTGTTACCGTACTTTCTTTAAAGCTTGATATGTAATTGTATACCCGCATCATCGCGGCGAGAACACGCGTCCACCACCGCGGCCATTACCGTTTCTAAAACTTGGCAATCGTCTACTCGCCAGCGATTTAGCTGTGATGGTGCCACCAACAAAGCCCGCAGGTGGTTTAATCAGTAAAGCAGTCAGCGCGTGGACTAGCGCGTCAACTCTGTCAGGTGACTTGCCTTCACCTGGAATCCAAGCGCACATCTGCGACTCGAGGTCCGCAAGGTAATTGATGTGGTGCACGCGGTTTTGTTCATACGCCAGCGTGATTGGCTCAGCACGCAGTGCTTTGCCAACCTTTGAATGAACCTCGAATACTTTGATTGTTGGGTCGATCGTGTTGATAGCATTCCGCACTAGGGCTCCGCCTTGGTTTACTTCAGCTACGACTGGGCACGACCACTTGCGCGCCATCTGAACTACCGCGTTCGCCCAGCGGTCAGGCGCGCCATGAAGTGAGGCGTCCTCGAGAACCCACGAGTGGCGTTTGTACAAGTCGCGCTCGCCTGTAGAAGCAACCACGACGATTCCGCATTCATCGCGTGGGTTTTCAGCTACCGAAGGGTCGACGCCAATGCAGCGCAGTGGCGCGCCAAGTGGCAGTTGTTTTTCACGAGATCGTTCAATCAGTTCAATCGTCCACAGCGCGCCTTCGACATCGCTGAGCATTTCACCATACAACTCTTGGGCTGCAAGTCGCGTGCCTTCGTAAACTCCTGTGATAGCCTCGAGGTAAGTATCTGAGAGGTTACCCGCATTGTCGAGCGTAGACCCACGAGAAACAACAACACGTCCGGTCTTGTCTGCTTCGCTGAGAAGCGCGTACAGTACCGGCACTCGTTTAGGAGTTGTGGTGCAGATTATTTGTGGGTTAGATCCAAGACGGGTTGCAACTCGAACGTTGTCCCACGACGTCATGCCCGCAGCGTCTGGCGACTGACGCCACGCTGCAATCTCGTCGCACCATGCGTAGTGAAATTGAGGACCGCGAAGACCGTCGGGCTCGTCAGCAGTAAAGCATGTAGCCGTATTACCGTTGGGCCAAGTCAGTCGGCGCTTTGAAGGCTCGTATAGTGGGCGCTCGCTTGGTGGCGATACTGAGATAATTCCAGACTCGCCTTCAACAATTACGTCACGAACGTCAGCTGCAGTACGAGCGACGAGAGCAAAACGAAGTTTGCCCATGCTTGTGACCTTAGCTTTGTCACGGACCCACTCAGCAGCAGACCGCGTCTTGCCAGCACCGCGACCCGCGAGGTACATCCATATTGACCAGTCATCACCAGGTGGTGGCACTTGCTCTGGCCTAGCCCAAAGGCGCCAATCCCAGACAAGAAGCTCTGGGTCGATTCCATCAAGAACTTTGTCACGCTCTTCCTGCGGCAACTTAGCAAGTTCTTCCATGATGCTTTTGGCCATGGAACTATGGTACTACGAAATAGCAGGAGCCTTGTAGCCGCATGGGCAGTGTTTTGCAAGCAATGGCATCATCATTGCTCCGCACATTGGGCAAGGTTCTGCAACAGCTCTGCGCGAATGGTCGCGATCGTCGTAGTGTTTGTACGAAGTTACGTCCGCATGTCTTTTGACAACATGAATCATCGCATCGTTCGCGCTGTCGTGTCTAGCGCCGCAGAACTTGCACTTGTGCTTTCCTGCCACTACAAACTCCAGTGTGAGAGACCGCCGTTGTTGTACAGGTACTTTGCAACAGCAATGTTGCAGTTCACAGTAAACAAAATGTCCAGATGCCCAAAGGGCTGTCCGCATATCTGCATAGTCACTGTTTTCCAAGTCGAATTGATCTGCAACAACCCGTAGTCTCTTGACTTGTCTCTGTTGAGAGTGCTGTTGTACGCAGTCGGAGTGCACCGTGACTCTCGCCAAGCGATGAATGAGAACTGCTCTACAGGCAAGCCTGCTTCAGCAAACAGCGGCTCAAATTCTGGGCAGCGTTTGCTTGACTCAACTGACAGCGCTTTTACAGAGCTCTCGACGATTGAAGTACTTGTAGCCGGCGCCGCATCGATCTCGACGGCAGGAACTACGCTCGAAGGCGCAGTTTCTGTCGCAATTTCTACACGAACCGGCTGCATGTCTGCAGGCTCACCAAATGTCACACTCAAACTAAAAGAAGTTAAAGAGTAGCAAACGGCAGCACCAATTGTCACCTTAGTAAACGTCCGCATGTTAGTGCCTCGAGTTTACGTCAAGGTCTTCTGTTCTAAGCATGACTGACCACACGCTAGATAGCGCGTTACAGAATCTGTCATCACGCAGATAATGCATTCTATTTTTATAATTGTCGTAGTCAAGTTCTTCAACCGCTTTTTGTAAGAAGCCTTTCCAGTCTTCTTCTTTGATAAAAACGCGGTACGGGTAGTCTGAACCCGCGTGCGTGATGATGTCAGTTTTTGCAAAGTCTGCAATTGCCTGAATTGACTCGAGGTCTCGAGCTCGCACTACAAGTGCGTCTACTTCATCGCGGTGGCGAACCGCACTTAAAAAGCCTGTCTGTGTAAATACCCACATTATTATTTCTCCTTGTCATTTTGTCTTTATGCGCAGCGGAATTGCTACGACTTTGTTTTCATTCAGCGCGATGCTAGATGTTGGTTTCTTCCATCGCTTGAACTTCTTCAAGTGATGCAGACTCTACCGTAACCGAGCTACCGTACTCTTCTCTCATCGCACGAGCGTACGAAACGCGGCGCTCAGGAGTGACGTACGCGACGATGGACTTACCATCACGCGTGATTGTCGTAACCTTGTACATTTCTGCTTCTTTCATTTCTATCTCCTTTGTTAGTTCATTATACACTGCTTTAGAATCCAAACTTTTTTCGACACTCGGGTCCAAGTTGCAACTCACGAGAGCGAGCATCCGTGAGCTCGGCTCCACACGAACCGCAGCACGAGTGATGCTTGCCGAAAAGTTGCGTGTACTTGTAAGGATCAGTAGCAAGAATCGCAATGACATCTTTAGTCTGCTCCGCTGTAAGCTTAGCACGATTGAACGCGCCAGGAGCTCCATGAAGAGAGCGAATGTAGAGTGTGTTCATGTACTCTTTGATCTCGACGAAAAACAAGTCATTCGCGATTTGAACTGACGAGAGCTCGAGTTCAGCCGCAGGAATTGCGTACTTTGACTTCGGCACACTCGAGAGCAGAGCTTGCATTCCACCGGTCGCCTTCGCGCGCTTAGGCAGCGCCAGAAACGCGTTGATGTCCTCGCTTGCGTGCCACTTTGAGTAGTAGCCAGCAGAGATCGTGTCTTCAATGTGCGCCGCGATATCCGCGTCTACTTCTCGTGTTGCGAGCAAGTCACGGACAAAGCTGATCTGCTTTGGAGTCGCCATGTGGCGAAATGTGTCTGTAGCAATGATCGTCATAACGTCCTTCAGTCGGGCCAAGCGGGTTTGCTTGACAATTAAATTATATAAACTCTGGAAAATGCTCAACTTAACTCGAGTTGAGAAGACTGCTTGAAGAGCCGGGCTCCAACCGGCCCGGCTCCTCGAATTCAATTAGAATTCGTAGCAGTAGTATTCGTGGCGCTCGCCGACGTAGAGCTTGAGGCCGTTTCTCATTGAATCGCCTTGCAGTACGTACTGGCCGTTCGCGCGAAGCGTGAACGTCATTGTTTCGCCTTGTGGATTTGGTGTGATAATCCACTGATTGCTCATTGGCGCACCGGTTGCGACAGCGTTGTCGCGTTGGGCGACCACTGTTTTGCCGTTTTCACTGACCGCGATAACAGTCATCGCAATCGTGTCGGCGCAGAACGAGACGGATGCGCCCATTCCGATTTCTGGTTTGATCATGGTTTTCATTTTTGTCCTTTCGTAGTTGTCAGGCTTGTTTGCTTGACAAGATAAATATATCATCTCTGGAAATAGAGCTCCGCTTCACGGCGGACCTTAGAATCAGACCTGAATTAAAAATTCAGGTCTGATAATTTGACCGCGTGGCAGACGAGCTGGCCGGCGTCACCCATTGTTGACAGAGTTTTGCGTTGCTCGTTGGTCAGTAGGCCGAGTATTGCGAACCAACCGTCCAAGTTCACAAGGACGGATGTTTCAGATACGCAAGCAGGATCGGTGCCTGAATTGCTGAAGTTAGTGAATTCGATGTTTGCGGTTGGTTTATTTGTGTGTGTTGTTGTCATGTGATCAATATAACAACTCTGGAACTCGAGTTCCCAGCTGGCAGGCTACTGATCGTTCAACCGTACAGCAATCAGTCCGGCCAACCCGAAGGCGATCGGCACAGGTGTGTTGGCGCCGGCAATGGCAGAAACGACTGAGATTACACCGCAGCCTGCTGCCACTACCGACGTCCAAATAACGTCACGAAAACGTGAGCGCCAGTTCATTAGGCCTTGCGGCGAGTACGGCCTTTGAGGCGCGACGATGCGTCACGAACTGGCGTGCCGCTTTGAGTGATGAGCTTGCGAGCTTTGCCGTAAGTGATGCCCAAAGCTTGAGCAACTTCTACGACCGGCTTTCCTTCTGCGTAAAGCTGCGCTGCAGCTTCTGGAGTTGGAGTTGACATTATTCCTCGTTTCGTTGTATGTTGTTTGTTCCGCACTGGCTCGTCAGCTGGCTGCATTGCCAACTGAGCTCGAGAGCGTGCGATAAGCTCCCTTGCCTCGTCAAGCAGTGTCTCACTGCTCACGATCAAACTCTTTAGTTCGCTCGATAAGGCTGAAGTCATTTAGTTTCTTTCGCAACACCGCGTTCTCTGCTTCCAGTTCCGCGTTTCGTCTTTGCAAATAACTCGTTGACCATTCTTCTTCCTTTGTCATAGCGTCAGATTGATGGTACATCATTTTCGTCATAAAGTACACCTTGGTCCGCGTCTTTTTTAGGAGCTACTACGCCAAGCAAAGGCTTTAGTTCTTTTTGTGCAAACCGCTTGACAATCCACAGACTTGCGTAATGTGCGGCCGGCATCAGCAAACCAAGGCTTGCGATAAAGACTACACCAGCTGTCATACTTGCTTTTCCGACAATTGGAATAGCGATCAAAGGAATTGCCGCAGCTAGGCCCAAGAAGATAACCGCAACAACACCTGGTTTGTTTTTTATCATTTGGTTGTCCTCACTTTTGCATTTAATATATCACAACAGCAACCGCTCAGATCGTCTTATCTGTGACGCAAGCCAATTTACCGATTCTTACGGTAAAGTGACTCACAAATGCAGTGCGTGTTTGTGAAGCTGATCTAGCCTTGGTTTGGGAACTGAATTTCTTGTCCGGGATAGATTGTAGACGTGCCAAGGCTTAGAACTAAGTCGTCCATGGCATTCACAACATTGCCTGAGCAATTTGCCTGAGCAATGCCGTGTAACGTCTGGCCTTCCCGCACTGTCACGGACGACGAGTTGCAAGTGTACTTACCGCTCTCCTGCGCGACCTTGACTAAACCTGCTACCGCAATCGCGGCTAAGGCAACAAAAAATATTTTACGTGCTTTCGTCATTTAAGTCTCCTTCGTCATTGTAGTTGATAGTACTATTTTAACTTCTTTGGAACTAAGTTCGCTAAAGCTTAGCAGCCCGGGCGACGATTCCCGGGCGCCAGCGATCTAATTAGTAAGTGTACGACTTGTCGTGACCCCAAACACGCATGTGCATCGCCGCGATGTCCGCAGCTTGCTCACAGCTTTCGCATTGCATCTTTAGAGTGACGGAATCACTCGAGTCACCAGTCGGGCTTGAGAACCAAAGTTCAAGGGTTTTGCCGTAAACCATGTAACCTCTCAACGCGCCTTTGCTCTCTCGAACAGTCGAGAGTGCTTCGTCTGTCATTGCCATTTCATTTCGTCCTTTCGTAAGTGCCAACCATTTTGGCTGACAGAATTATATTAACTTCTCTGGAATCAACGCCCGTAGCGTCGAAGCAGCTCACACGCGATTGTCATCGGGTACGTCGACGCGACATTGCGAACTACCTCCGCAACGATGTCGTCTTCGCTTAGATCCGGGTAATCAGCTTTCGCGTCTTGGATACCGATCTGTACCTCGACGAGAGCGTCATTTAACGTTCTCATGCTCATCCTTTCGTCATTGTCATTGAGTTAAATTATATAATCTCTTGAAGCGCCGCAGTCCGTGTGCTCATATGAGCAAACCGCGACATCGATTGAATCGCGCCAAGTAGATAGGCCGGAGACTTTTCAAGCACTGGGCTTGGGTTGAAGTCGACCGACTTAGCCTTGTTGTGAATTTCCTCGAGAGCCTTGATGAGGATCTTGACGTCGTTCTCGAGGTCCGCAACCATTTGCTCTAATTCTTTCTTTGTTGCCACGCTATCTGTCCTTTCGTCGTTGATAAATACATTATAACGACTCCGGATTCCGAGCCAGCCTTTCGGCTGGCCCGGCCGGACGTGACTACCGCTTGTAGAGGTACCCGGTGTACGGGTCCCACTTGGCGTGAAGTTCTGCCAGGCTGTCCGCATCGAGCAAGTTGTATCGCTCGCCGTTCAACGCTGGTGCCTTCCAGCCGGCTGACTTGTAGACGCCGCCTGTCTCCGCGTCGACGAAGCAGTGAACACTGCGTCCGCCGCCCGGCTGCGACACTTGAGCGATCTTGAGGTATTTGCGTCCTCCGACCAACTCAAACGTATCCGCGTTCAGTGACGGGAATTTTTCTTCATAGTGTTTCTTGCTTGCCGCGTTCATGAAGTCAATCAGTTGATCGACCGCAATGAGAACGGCTGTTTTTCGATTGATTGTCGTTTCCATTCTGTTTGTCCTTTCGTCGTTGATAGATACAATGTATCATCTCCGGAACTGGAGTCGTAGGCCGGCTTAGTCAGAGTCCGCTCTAGTTCCGGAGTTGATATATTTATCTCATCAGCAAAACCGCTGATAACGACGAAAGGACAAGGAATGAAAAAGTGGTGCCTACTTAAAGGAAGCGACATTGGCCCGATGGGACGTGGCCAAAGTGGCAAGAAGAAAGTTTACGAGGTAATCGTAGACGGTTCAGTGTTGCGTTGCTTCTGGGGAATGGCTGAGAAAGTCAATCGCCAGTCGAGCGTGCAAGTGTTTCACTCAGGGCAAGCAGCAATGTCAGCCGCGTACGAAAAAGTGTACGCAAAGCGTGACAAGGGGTACGTCCTCGCTTACGAAGTTTAATCTTCGTAAGTGACAGTCAGCCAGCCGGCCAAACCGGCTGGCTGTTCTGCTTGTTTACATCGCACCAAAGTTGCGTTCTGATCTCATACGTTCGAGTTCTTGATTTAGGCTTTCAACTTTAGTCCGCAGCATTTGTATCTCTTCAGCTGCGTTTCTCATTACAGGCGCGGAAGGACCAAGTCCATTGCGTTCTGCCAACGCAAGAAGACGCCACACAACATCGATTGAACCATCAATCACTTAACTAATTCCATGGCTACCGCAGTTGAAGTATGCGACTGCGGATTGCGGCACACCGGAGGTTCAGACAACTTCACGTGAATAACAATTACCTCTCCGCATTTAGGGCATTTCCACTTGTCTTTTCGTTTCGGCAAACGCTCGTTGCGATCTTCCGCACCGCTTGTTTCCTCTTCTTCTGTACCGGCTTCGTTCATTGGAGCTCCTTTAGACAATAGCAGTTGTTAAGTATACCATGTTCTCCAGACCGAGTCTGCGACTGACTAGCGTGTCTGTCGGCTACGGCGGCGCAGACGACGTCGTTCATTGCCGGTAAGTCCACCCCAAATTCCAATATGCTCATTTTCTAGCGCGTAGTCTAAGCAGTCTTTTTGAACTGCACAAGAAGCGCAAATTTCCTTAGCACGCCGAGAGATTATCCGCGACTTCTCATTGTGAAAAAGTTCGCTTTTCCCAGTGCACGCCGCGCGCGCCATCCAAGGCTGTTGTTTAGCAATCCGCATTACTTCACTCCGACTGGAGTGAAGTAACGCTTGACTGATTCTTGGAAGAACGAATGTTTCCCAGTCGCAATTTCACGTACGTAAATTGGGTACTTCGACCGTGAAGCCGCTATACCCGCGAATGCGTACTCTTTTCCATTGACTGAGAAAGTCTTTCCAAGAAGACCTTCCGGCAAGTCGTACATCGAACCAAAACGAATGTAGTCTGTCGCTTCTACTGAAGCAAGGTTGACTCCATTTGGTCCAGTCTCGACTGGCTGAGCTTCAATCTTGAGTGAGTAAAGTTGTCCATACTTTATGGAGACTTTGCCTCGCTCGAGACCATGCTTTGCGAAGATTGCTACTGCAGCTTTTTCAAGCTCATTAGTAATTTCCTCCGCAAGCGATCTGCTTACTGCTGTCATTTGTTTGTCCTTTCGTAGTTGACCTAGTAATTATAACAACTCTGGAAACTTAAATGAGCGGCGCTAAGCGACTAGAACAGAGCTATATGGCACTCCACTTACAAGTACGATTACATTATATCCGCTTAGGTTTCTAGTCGTCGTGAATCTTACCGCACCACTTGTTGAAGAAGTTTTAGTCCAAGTGTAAGATGACTTGAGCTTTGCTAACGCACTAATTTGTATCTTTGCTCCAGGAAGCGAAGATTCAACTGTGATCTCGTAACCTTCTAACGTTTTTGTCACCGCAAGTGTTACAGACGCAGACGACAGCACTTCAGTCCCGTTGTCAATGTCTTTCACGATAGTTGTAGTAGTTGTTGTCACCGCAGGCGCAGAACTAGACCCAGACAATGGAGCGTATAGCAACTTGTTTGGAGAACCCGCGCCGGCGTCAGTAATCACGTCGTTGGTGGCAGAGCTTACGATCAACGAAGTAACGTCAGCTACAGACAGGGTTGGACTATTCTGCAGCGCTAGCGCTGCCACGCCGGATACGTGTGGCGCCGCATGTGACGTACCTTTAAGCGTTTTAGACGCTGTTGGCGACGTAGCCCATGCTGACAGCACGTTTGTGCCTGGCGCAAATATGTCAACACACTTGCCGTAATTAGTCCACGACCACCTAGCATCGTTTTCATCACTCGCCGCGACATTGATCGCGCTCGAAGTAGATCCCGGAGAGTAACTGCACGCGTCCTTATTGTTGTTGCCGGCTGCAGTAACTACTACAATTCCATCCGCAATCGCGCGATCGACCGCAGCGTTTACTTTTGACGACAAGTTTCCACTCATGCTGATATTCATGACCGCAGGCTCGCCAGTCTTGTGATCTGCTACTGCCCAGTCGATGCCTGCAATCATGTCAGACGTCCAACCATTGCCACTGCAGTCTGTCACCCGCACAGGGACAAGAGTCACCTTTGGAGCTACGCCATAGGTTGACCCGCCGATTACGCCAGCGACATGAGTGCCATGTCCGTAGCAGTCCTCAGTTCCTCGTCCATCGAGAATCTTAGTGAACCCTGCACGAATTCTGCCTGTAAACTCTTCATGCGACGAGAGTATTCCGCTGTCAACTACGTAGACAGTGACGCCTTGACCATTGAGCGCCAGCGAAACGTCTTTATTCAACGGCAGTGAGCGTTGATCAATGCGATCAACGTTCCACTGAGCAGTAGCTACTGCGCCTGCATTGCCGTAAACTAACGCGACTATTAAGGCGACTACGGCTGCGACAACCGCAAACTTAGTTTTTACTTTCATCGCGAGCTCTTGTATGATTCGTCAGTTGCACGCATGATACTTTCCCATGATGCTTTTCTGTCGTCAGCCTCTGAGCTTCTAACTATTACGCGATCGCCGTACTTAGCACGACGCGTAAGTTCACCGCGTTCTTTCCACAGTGACCAGCCGGCGACAGCGAGGAAGCTCGCAATAAGAGCTTGAAACATAGCTTGAACAATTTTCATTATCGACCGCGCTTGCGGGATATTGACATGCCGGCGATTAAGAACACCGCGACTGCCCAAGCAACCGCAGCTGCAGTATTGTAGAACTCTATATCTATTTTCATCTTTTTCTCCTTTGTAGTTTGTATTGTGTCTTACTTTTCTTATTTTATATATTACATTCTCTGGAACTAAATCGGCCCGCTCTGCACTTGTATGTTGAACGGCGCGCTTGTGTTTGCGTCTAACCTTGCCGCAACAGTAAGCGCAGTCTTGACCGCAGCTTTAGCTTTGTCTATGTTGTCCGCGCCTTCTGGAAGAAGAGCATACAGCACGCCGAGCGCGTACGGACTTCCAGTACCAAGACCGTAGATACCACTCGTGTCTTTAACCCACGAGTAATCTTCTCCGATGACGTACACCGCACCATTGACTGCAGCCAGTACTATTGATCCAGACTCATCTGAATGCTCTTTGTTAGGCGAAGGCGCTGTGTAGCCTTGTTCATTAAAGCACGCACGCAGCGACGGAACAAAGTCGCTCGTTATGAATTTGTCAAGTCGGGTGCCGACAAAATTCTTGGCGTCAGGTGGACGAAACGCGTATTGCAAGATGTTGATCGCGCGCACGTCGCCTGCCGCACCGAGCAGATACGCGCGATTCCGCGCGACCTTGGCTGAACCTTTAGGTAGAACGTAGACGCGCCCATCTTCTTCAGTGACACGTGAATCAGACCCAACTACAGTCCAGCTGCTGCCAGTTACCGCGACTATAGTAGTCATGGCAGTTAACTATACCTTTTGTCGAGCAGAACAGGCGACATCGCATAGCGGAATTCTTTTCCATCAAGCTTGCCTTCAACTATCAATGATCTAGGCCACTTAGCCGCTACAACACACTCGGCACCGCGCAGAGCTTGGTACCCGCACAGGCTGTTTACAGTTACCAGGTCTCCGATCTCGTAGTCTGATACCGAACGCTTAGCGCGAATCTTTTGTGTGTGGCGAGTGACCGCAGTCTCTATCGAGAACGCGACATCGTCGTAGACTCCATTATCGAGGTCTGACAAGAATCTTTCAGCTTTTACCTTCACTACTCAACTCCTCTACCGCTCGCTTAATTTTCAGAATGTCAGAGTTCTTCGAGGTTGACGGGTCAGTAACAAAGCGATTAACTCGTCGCTCTGTAGTGCCCGCAGCCGTGGCGATTTTGTCAATGCCGATTTTCTTTACTGCGTGAGCAAGCTCTAACATTTTCTCCATATGACTTTCTAGTATGCGTCCCATGTTTTCTCCTTTGTCTTTTTGATATACACGATTAGGTATATACTATTTTACATTCTCTGGATAGCGAGAAGTAGAGCCGATCTAGGTCTCCGCAATAGATTATCGGCGCTACTCCTGTTCGCTATGGCAGCGACTATACCGCTAGAGTGACCTCACCCTTAGCGACCTGTGACATCAACCGGCACGCTTGTTTCGTGTCGTCTACCTTGACTGACGTGCCTGTCATGATGTCGAATACAAGATAGTGAGTACGATCATCCGCGCGCAGTACCGCAAGCTTCTTGCGTCGACGAAAGTACGCCGCTGAATAGCCTGCTGGCAAACTTACGCCAGCGCCAAGTTCTGGTAGTGCTTCAGTCCGTGAACCGGGCTTTGCTCTGTTTTTAGTTTCTGTTTCTGTTTCTGTTGTCATTATGTCTCCTTGTTGTTGTTGTTGTTGTTACTTAGTAAATGTTGAATCCACCGCAGTCTACGAGGAAGTCCGCAAACGCGCGGATGTCTTCAACATCGAGACTGTACGCAGCTGCCCATGGACGAGAGCTACCTTTGCCATTGCACCCATTGCACGTCTTGTTTTTGTCCATGCCCATGCTGACGCCGACCGTATCCGTTCGGATACCTGTTGCGTCACAGTACTTGCACGGCTCGTCCGGCAACGCAACAATAGCCGCATCACGTTCTGACACGTAGCGAGCAGCGATCCCATCTGCAATGTCGTTGTAGAGCTTCAGACCGAGCGCGTAAGCGTCGTCTGCGTCCAAGCCATCGCCATCGTTAGTCTGTGCGTTTTCAACTTTTGCAGCGATGTCCGCATGCATGTCTTCGACGTAATTCCACAGAGGGCGCCAACCCCAGACGTTGCGACGAAAGTACTCACCTGTGGTGCTACTAGCGTTGCGACCCATTACATCCATTCCCATATTTTTCTCCTTTGTCGTTGTGTAGTTTTACATCGTAAGAAGCAGAACTAGAAGTCCCACTTCTTACCGCGGCAAGCCTCTCGGCTCGCGACGCGCCTTTTGTTTGGAATCCGCTGAGCTCTGAGGATATTTCTATCCGCAAAGGCTTGGCGGCTCTCCGTGTTCCATTTGGTTGATGTTTTCATATATTCATTATACAATCTCTGGAAACTCGAGTCCTGGGATTTCTCCCAGGACCCTTGTGATTTTTATTGACTTAGAAGTCAGAGAGAGATTCCATGAAGAACTCCATGTCATCTTCTTGACCCAACCACTCGGCCAATATCTCTGCATTCTCTTCAGGGAACGCAATCTCGACCATCGGCCAACCGCCGCCTGGGCCTTCGTACTTCAATACCCTTACCCACCCATTTGGAATAAGTTTATTCAAAGCTTCGAGTTGGGTACCGAGATTCTCTCCTGATTCTTCGCGATCATCCCACGCAATATCAACTTCGATTACTTTTAGTTTCATTTTATTTCCTTTCGTTTGGTGT